GCATTTGGCAGCATTGGTGTTGGAACTCCTGCACCAGCAACAACAGGTGCAATTAACGCTACAAACGAAATTACAGCATATTATTCGGACCGTAGATTAAAAGAAAATGTCAAAGTCATTGACAATGCGGTAGTTAAGGTGTTATCATTAAATGGTATAACTTATACACCAAATGATTTGGCAGCAAGTTTTGGTTATGATAAGACTACAAAACTAGTTGGTTTATTTGCCGACGAAGTTGAAGCAATCTTACCAGAAGCTACAAGACCTGCGCCATTCGACTTAGACGAGAATGGAAATAGTAAAACTGGAGAAAACTATAAAACAATCCAATATGAAAAATTGGTACCGCTTCTAATCGAAGCTATTAAGGAACAGCAACAGCAAATCGCTCAACTTTCTGAAATAGTAAATAAGCTGGCCGCTAAATAATCGGCCACTAGGGGAAGCCAGTGTCAATTTTACCAGCAACAGGATCAGCAATAAAAATGGGTGCAGTATACACTGCTTACTCGAATCTAGCCGCAGCGGGCGCTAACGTCAAACTTAGCGCTACGCTTGGTGCTAATTATGGTGGTAAGGTTGCTGGAGCACAAATTGCATTCTCGTCAACATTTGGTGGTAAGACAACTCCATATACATATACACCATAAAATGACAAAGAAAAAATCTACAACATTAAACATAGATAAACTTCTAGCAGCAGCATCCGAAACAGAACCAAATAGATGGGAATTAGATAATATTGTTTGGCACGACCGAACAACTAATCCCACTACCTTGGTTGCCTTTTTGGAAAGAATTAAAACTCTTACCACAGCTAAAGCCAGAACTGCCAAAGAAGATCGCGAATTAGAAATTTTATCCGATCTTGCCAATTCACTTGACGAAGAAGAGTGTTTGGAATTATTATCAGGTGATGATGAATTAGCACAACAAACTTTTATAGAAAACTTGGCTAGACAGGGAGCATTAGAAACTCTTTGTGATAACAAACTAAGCCAAGAGACTATGGAAAAAATGTGCAAATTAAGTCCATCAGATTTTATTCTAGCAGCAAAACGAAGTCAAGATATTATTAATTCTATTCAAGAACTAGTAATCCAGGCTGAAACTTTGAGCAGTGATGTGGCGGGTGCATGAAAAAGAGTGTATTTAATTCAAGCAAATGGACATTAAAGAAGAGTAAACTGGCAGTTCTGGTGCCGTGCAGAGATGTACTGCATTCTGCACATTGTTTAGCATTAACTGAACTAGTAAAATTAAACACGCAGAACGGCATTGATACTCATGTTGTTTTGGATTCGAGTACAATTTTATTAACTCAACGTGAGCGTTTAGCATTAGAAGCTCAAAACATCGGTGCAGAATATATGCTCTGGATTGATAGCGATATTGTTTTTCCAGCCACAACTGCACTTAGACTAATGGCACACAACGAATCTGTCGTAGCCGGTAATTATATTCGCAGACAGAGACCATACAAAGGTGTTGCCTATGAAACAATCGGCGATTGGCAAAATCCATTACCTTTCGAACCGCAAGATGACTTGGTAGAAGTCGAAGGCGTGGGAATGGGTTGTATGCTTATGAAGACAGAAATTCTTCAAGACATTCCTCAACCTTGGTTTGAATTTGGATGGACTCCAGAAACTCAAGATTGGTTAGGGGAAGATATGATTTTCTGCCAAAAAATTGCCCAGGCCGGCCATACGATAAAAATTGATACACACTTGAGTATGGAACTACATCACCTTGGGACGTTTGCCTTCAACAGTGATGTGCTAGATTAAGTTCAATAGAACTTCTATTTTAGCTTTAATGGTTTTATTGCTAAGGCTACTCTTCAGGCCTTGATGTAATGGTTTAGGCCAAGCATCGAACTCACACCAGGCATAACCATGATGTTCGTCGTTAAGATCTGGCATAAACTCTTTATCAACTAACAATACATATGTATTGTAATGAAATTGTTGATCATTGCTTGTGAATAATTCTAAAGGAATTATTTTTTTAATTGAAGGTGTTTTACCCACTTCTTCTTGAATTTCTCTTTTTAACGCATCGATAGCAGTAAGATCTTTAGGTTCCTTTTTGCCACCTACAAGACCCCAAGTGCCCGCAGTCTTTCCCTGCGACCTTAAAAGAAATAAAAATCTGCGAGTATCTTTTGCTAAAAATAACCCGCCACTACAAATAATTTGATTTACAATATCAGACGCCATAACGATTTATCATAAACACCTTCGAAGCTCTTAGCCCAAGATCCGTTTTCCCACTTGTACTGAACTCCTGTGTATGAATTAGTTATGTAAGTAACATCTGTGGCAGATGCAGAACTGAAAACAATATTCCAATTAGTACCGTCCCACTCAATAATATCATTTGCGTAAGCCTGAAAATCTGAACTGTCTGCATTTTTCCAAGCATCCGGGCCATCATATCCTGGTTGGCCAAACCGTGAATTTACGTTTATGTCTTCTAACACTAAGTACCGAACACCAGTGACCTTATTGCCAGGATTAAACGTTTCAGGATTTATAATAGCATCCACTGTGCCTCTTCCTGAAATAATAGTATTGCTGGGAATAGTATCAGGATCAAAGTTAAGCATCATACGTTGCTCATCTAATGGATCTAAACTTATATAAGCTACTATCTCATTACCATCTGCTTTTTTAAGTCTTAATTGACTTAGTCCGGCTCTGAATGTACCGGGATATAAATCTAACAAACTTCTCCAATTATTTCGATGCCCGGGCACTTCTAGAACAATAGGACCACCAGTGCTATTGCTATCTAACAATGTAGCCACATTGTTTAGAACAAGTAGGTCAAACTCTCCAGGAGTAACTACAACACTTTGAACATCCGAACCTAGTGATTCTAGAACAGCATCAACATAGTTTAGATCTCCGGCAATATTTCCAGTTTCAGAAGAAAATACACTATTGATAATCTTTGTAATGATACCTAATTTTTTTACTTTCGCAGGAACAGAAATCCATACGTGAGTTTCAAAGGTCATGTTTAAAATGTCAATATCTTGTTCTAGGCCTTGAGGTACAGTTCGACTGCTAAAAGTTTGCGATTTTAAAGTTAATACACTTATGCTGGTCCAGTCAATATAATTGTCAGTGGTCTGTAATTCTAAACTAGGATTAAACAATACAGCAATTTGTTCCCATAGTTGTAGTTTTTGATCGGTATTTGTTGTCCAAATATCTGCTGCAAATGTAGCAAGGTAGGGTGTGGGCATCATACGTTCGATGGTATAATTTTTACCCTGCACATTTAGATAATTGCCTGATGTAGGATCTGTAGCACGTTCTCTAATGTTGATAGTGCTTACAAATGTAGGATCCTGCATACGTGCTTGATCGAACTGTAAATCTTTAATATAGCAGGCAATGAACGGTGCACTGGGCATTGTGTTTGTGCTATTTTTAGCAATGATTTGTGCTACTTGTCTGTTCATGTCACCGTATCTAACAGGCACACGCACTAATTGACCTTTAGCATCTTTGTAGCTAAAATTGCTCATTATCCTCATGAATTGGCCCAGGTATCTGCGTACTTGACCGTCGTAAAAGAAATCCATTTTAATTATCTGCCTTAGGTTTTAGAACTTTACTCAATGCCTGACGTTCAGGTATAATTTCTCCAGCGATTGTAGATGTTGTATTGTTATTAATGAAACTTGTTTTTTGAGTTTGGCGAACTTGTTTACCCGCATAAGTTCCACTAGCAACATCTTCATTGCCCAAGTTATTCAAGGTCATACGAACATTATCTTCGTATCTAATCCAATGTCTGCCGTCAAATCTAAACAATCTGTTAGGCAAATAATCTGTACGTAGATAAAATTGACCAGCAATTGGGCTACTTGGAAATGTTATACCAAAGCCATACGAAGAACCGTTTGGAGGATTTCCATCTCCTGTTAGATAGCCTACATATAAATTTTCGTGTGGAGTTTGCAGAACAACACTAGCATCTTGAATAGCCTGTTCAACACTTGCATCTACAACACCGTCGCCCGCAGTTGCCACATTTACTAGTCCGGTAGATGTTGTGGTAGGAATAATATAATATCCATTTGTATTAAACCCGCTTGCAGGAGCATCAGCTTCTGCTTGGGCAATTATTTGATCGTTAATTTCAATGCTTTGTTTGTATGTGCTTAACAGATCTCGCAATGTGCTGCCATCACCTGCACCAGCATCGCTGTCCAATATTTCTTTAAATTCTTGACTATCTACTAGCGGAACACATTTAGCTCTTAGTAAATGCGGATACCAAGTAGGGCTAAATCCATTAGCAGGGCGTGTAACATCTTGAACTACATAAAATCTACGTAAAGCAACAAGGCTGTCGTCTAATGCATATTCATCTTTTAAGTGAGGAAGTTCTATAACATCGCCAGACATTATTTTTCTTCCTAAATTATCCACAGTATTACGAAGATGAAAGTGTAAAAGAATTGTATCGTTTTGCAAAAATAGACCAAATTGACTAAGATTAAAATCCAAGTCCTGCATAGTGTAAATGCCACGCATCACGTAGACATCTGGATCGTAGTGTCTATCTCTATTTTCCAAAAATATCAAATCTTGAATGCCTAATTCTGGAATTGGATTTGTGTTAATCGGTGTACTCGGAGTACTTTCTCCGTCTGCCGGGTTAACAGGACCCATATATTTGTGAACAAAAATGTCGGTGCCGCCTACTTGAAATTCTTCGTTAATGACACGATCTAAGAATTTAAAGTCTGCACCCTTTTCTGGGCGGTATAAAGAAAGTCTAGGCATAGTATTCTATTTATCGCTAAATAATGTTATGACTGAAACCCAAAACGAACGACAAAAGGTAGTCGAATACGTACAAAATATGTTAGGTTCAGGTATGGTTGATGTGGAATTAGACCCATCACATTACAATACTGCCATAGATCGTGCACTATCAAAATTTAGACAACGCAGCAGCAATGCTGTAGAAGAAAGTTTTGGGTTTTTAACCACACAGACAGATCAAAATGACTATACTTTGCCTGCTGAAGTACAGCAAGTTAGACAAATATTCCGTCGTTCCATAGGAAGTCGCTCCGGTGGCGGCGATGGCGGCTCGCTCTTTGAACCTTTCAACCTTGCTTATTCTAACACATATTTGCTAACCAGTACTCATATGGGCGGTCTAGCAACCTACTACGCTTTTGCAAGTTATCAAAAACAAGTTGGTAAACTGTTCGGTAGTGACATTAATTTTACTTTTAACAAAACCACTCGAGTTCTAACTTTGATGCAACGTCCTAGAAACGAAGAAGAAGTTTTATTATGGATGTATAACTATCGACCTGATTTTGTTTTATTGCAAGATACATATGCAGGACAATGGTTGCGTGATTATTCCCTTGCAACCTGTAAAATAATGTTAGGTGAGGCAAGAGAAAAATTTAGTCAAATTTCTAGCCCTCAAGGCGGCACTAGCCTCAATGGTAGCGCATTAAAAACTGAAGGTAAAACAGAAATTGATGTTCTAGAACAAGATCTAATCAATTACAAAACTGGAGATACTCCATTGACATTTGTAATAGGATAAACGAGGATTTAGTGGAAACACTTGAAGACAAACTCAACAAACATAATTTAGCGCAACCAAATTACAGTATACTATCTAACGGCGTTCGCATAGATCATCCGTGGTGGCTAACCGGTGGCGGAAATTTTCATTATCCGTATTTTCTTGAAGCTATTAAAAAACATGGCAAATCCCATTACAACCGTGCATTCGAATGGTGCGCGGGTCACGGATTTATTGGATGGGAATTGTTAACAAACAGTTACTGCGATGAATTAACATTTTCAGATATCTATCCCCCTTCGATAGAAACTTGTAAAAAAAATGCCGAAACGTTAGGATATACGTCAAAGGTTACAGCATATCTTACAGGAACTATTTCTGCAATACCGGAAGAAGAAAAGTGGGATCTAGTTGTTGGTAACCCGCCAAATTCGGAAGACACCGAAGGATTTAAATCGCACAACAATGATTTTGCAGGGCAATCACCGGAAATGGTTGACTTGGCCTGCCGTTTAACCGTGGATCAAGATTGGCAAGCACATCGCGATTTTTTTAAAGAAATAAAAAAACATCTAAACAAAGATGCAGATATTTTTCTTTCAATGCATTCAACAGTATTTGTCTCAATGAAATCAATTTACCAACCGGAAAATTTTGAACTGGTATCTGTAACCGATATGATACCGTGGGATCCTGACTTAAAAGTAGCACATTTTAAATATATAGAATAATGGAATTATTTTACACACCTGAATCATTTCAATATAATACAACATCGATTACATTATCGTCTGGAGATTCTTTAATCTTTCCTAACCACTTAAACGGAGGAGGAGATGAACAATGGTCGGCATTTAATACAGCAATTAAACTTTACGGAAAAGCAAATTATAATCGAGGGCTTGAATGGTGCTCCGGCATGGGGCTGTTAGGGTTTGAATGTCTTTTAAATAACATCTGTAACGAAATAACTTTTAATGACTTTTTTGACCTTGCAGTAAACAGTTGTATTAATTCTGCCAAAGATCTAAACGTTGAAAATAAAGTTAAAACACATTTATCTCCAACGCTAGCAGATCTTCCATCCGACGAAGTCTACGATTTTATTATCGGAAATCCACCGCACGTTTTTGAAAAAGACCAATTTATAAAAAGCACCAGAGATTGGGCTCCGGATGTGTCTGAGGACAGTGTTGTTCAAAGTTGCCGAATGGTTTTAGATGCCGACGGCGGCATACATAAAAACTTTTTTGAACACGTAGAAAAGCATATTCATAAAGATACTGATATATTTTTAAGTGGTTCAATCACCAATCTTAAACAAATTGAACAAATGGCTCGAACTGCCCATCTAGAAATCATCCACGAGCACACCGTTGATATCGATTGGAATCACGGGCATATAAAAATTTACCATTTTAGACCTGTCTAAAAAATATTGACAAACAAATTAAAATTCTATAAATTATAGTGTCTAGGGGATACTATGATTATTGGTTTTGTAGGATTTATTGGTAGCGGAAAAGATACCGCAGCAGATTATCTAGTTAATTTTCACGGATTTCGCAGAGATAGTTTTGCAAACACATTGAAAGATGCAGTAGCAAATGTGTTTGGATGGGATAGGGTTTTGCTCGAAGGGCGTACAAAAGAAGCTCGAGAGTGGCGAGAGCAAGTAGACACTTGGTGGGCAGAAAGACTTAATATGCCCAATCTTACACCAAGATGGATTCTACAACAATGGGGCACAGAAGTTTGTCGTAACGGTTTTCACGACGACATATGGATTGCTAGTGTTGAAAATAAAATGAGAAAAACCAAAGACAACATTGTTATATCAGATGTTAGATTCCCTAATGAAATTAAAGCAATACACAATGCTAATGGGTTAGTTATTAGAATTAAACGCGGTCCTGATCCTGACTGGTATGATCTTGCATTAAAGCATAATAAAGGTTCAGAACAAGCAAATATTCAGCTAATGAATCTCAAAATCCACGCCAGTGAAACAGCCTGGGTAGGTGGAAAAATAGATCACACAATCAGCAATGATTCTACTATCGATGATTTATTTTCACAATTAGAAGAACTAGTTAAAAATCAGGAGTTAGATCTCCTTGTCGCCACTTAACCCCTTCTCGATGCAGTATCCTTTGACAATTGGCGCAGATAGTTTTTAGGTTATTATATCTGCAATTTGTTAAATCGCCATCAACGTGAAACACTGAAAACTGCTCTGCATATTTGCTAGTGAATCCGCATTTGTCGCACACATTTTTCTTTTTATAACCTTCACGCTGCCATAACGGCATTTCTTTACCTCGACCTTTTGCACAATGGTCGCATTTTGATCTGTAAAAAGCCTTATCTTCTTTATAATAGTTGATAGCTACAGGTCTTAGATTGCAAGTTTTACAAAGTGGTCGCATCGTGGTCGCCCTTTTTGGTGCCCTTTTCCAGTGTATTTAACACTGAGAATTTTAGCCAGAACCGCTAAATAAAACATAGCAATCCATCGAGGAGATTAACAATGGCCACATTAGGTTCACCAGGCGTACAAGTAACTGTAATTGACGAGAGCTTTTATACCCCAGCTGCTCCTGGAACTGTACCCTTAATTTTTGTTGCAACAGAACAAGACAAAACAAATCCTAGTGGCGGTACTGCACAAGGTACTACCGCTGCTAATAATGGCAAAGTTTGGCTGATCACTAGCCAACGCGATTTAACTGATACATTTGGTACACCTTTATTCTATAAAGATGCCAATGGTAATGCCGTTCACGGCAGTGAACTAAACGAATATGGACTACAAGCAGCTTACAGTGTGCTTGGTGTAACATCGAGAGCATATATTGCTCGCGCAGATGTTGACATGGCTGAATTGACTCCTATTACTTCAATCCCAGAAGGAATTCCAGTAAATGGCACATATTGGATCGATACCGGTGCTAGTTCTTGGGGTATTTTTGAATGGAGTGCTACTGCTAATAGTGGCCGTGGTGCATTTACAAAGAAAACTCCTCACGTAATCGACAACAGCAATAATGATGATCCAATGGTTTTCAGCGGTAGCCCAGAATCGTCGTTTGGAACTAAGGGAGAATACTGCGTAGTCGTTACTAGTGACAATGATCAAAATCTTCGTCAAGCAGTCTATTACAAAAATTCTACCAACGCTTGGGAAGTAGTACAAAACGGATTCGACGTGGCAGGTGCAGGAACAAGCACAGGTAAAACTGTTCTTTTAGCACCACACACACAATACCCTAATTGGACTAATACAACACCTACAGGTAGTGTATGGGTCAAAACAACTAGCCCAGCAAACGGTGCTAATTGGGTAGTCAAATATTACAACGGTGCTACCAGTACCTGGGGAACTGTTCCTGCTCCAATTTATGCAGGAACTAATGTAGCTATTAGCAAACTAGACTCCACTGGCGGAAGTTCTATTCCTGTAGGAACCCTGTTTGTAGATACAACGTCTACATCTGTAGCAGAGTTCAGTGTATGGCGTCGTGCTAATACTGGAATGACTACTGTAGTTAGTGGAGCAACAACAGCAGCCCAAGCATCGACAAGTAGTTTTTACATTAGAGAAACACTTGCTGATGGTTCATGGAGCCCGCAGGCAGAAGTAAGAATTTCTGGTCATCCGACACAGCCTTTCGCTGCAAGAATTCAAACCGGTATATCTCAACCATATAGCGGAACACTATATCACATAAATGCTTCATACAATACTTTAACACAAAAAGTAACATTTGTTCACGAATTAGGCGGGGACTTTGAATTAAAAGATAGCACCAACAATCCACTGTCTACAATTGGATTAAGCTCATATAATATCTTTACTAAAACCGGTACAGAAAATTTATATACTGCACCATCAGGTGATGGATACACTTGGCTAGCATCAAACTGGAAACCTCTGGTATATGAAGCAAAATCAACAGCACCATATACAGATCCGGCAGATGGTACATTATGGTACGATGCAAACCTAAGTGATGTTGACATCATGATTCATGATGGAACAACTTGGGTAGGCTACAGAAATGTATATCCTTCCGCAGATCCAATGGGTCCTATTATTTCTGCAACAGAGCCAATAGATGGTGATCGTTCAGATAAAGGCAATCTAGTAGACGGCGATATTTGGGTCAGCACAGCCAATATGGAAAATTATGGCTTAGATGTTTATGTTTACGATGGCATAACAGCTAAATGGATCCTACAAGACGTTACAGATCAAAGCAGCCCAACAGGTTGGTTGTTTGCTGATGCACGTTGGGGTAACAGCGGTTCAACAATGCACGACGAATTTATTAGCATTGGAGATTTAACAACTAGCGATTATGTAGATCCAGATTCTCCTGATCCTGCATTGTATCCTAGAGGAATGAGATTATGGAATCTTCGCCGCAGCGGCTATAGCATTAAGAAATATGTTAAGAATTACTTTGATATAACTGGTGCTGTAGTAAACACTCGCTTCGGTGACGAAGATATGACTGGTTATGTTGCTGAGCGTTGGGTAAACGTAAGTGGTGTAAATGAAAATGGTAGCGGTGCGTTTGGACGCCACGCACAACGTAAATATGTTGTGTCTAAGCTAAAATCTTTCATTGACACAAATGAAACAATTAGAGATACCGATACTCTTAACTTTAATCTAATTGCTACTCCCGGATATCCAGAAGCAATTGCAAACATGGTCAACCTAAACACCGATCGTGGTCAAACAGCGTTCGTGGTAGGTGATACACCATTTAGATTAGAGCCTAATGCTAGTGCTCTAGCAGCTTGGGGTAATAATGCAGCAGAAGCTACAGACAACGGCGATTCTGGTGCTGTAACTTATGATACATATATGGGTATGTTCTATCCAAGCGGATATACTACAGATAACTCAGGTGCAAATATTGTTGTACCTGCAAGTCATATGATGTTACGCACCATTGTTAACAGTGATGCTAAGAGCTATCAATGGTTTGCTCCGGCAGGCACACGTCGAGGTGGCGTTGACAATGCTAGTGCAGTTGGATATGTTACAAGCGAAGGCGAATTCCAAACTGTAGCATTGCACGAAGGTCTACGCAATGTATTGCACGATGTTAAAGTTAACCCAATTGCAACATTGCCAGGTGTAGGACTAGTTAACTTTGGTCAATACACTCGTGCTAGTGCAGCTTCGGCACTTGACAGAATCAATGTGGCTCGTTTAGTAGCATACCTACGTAGACAACTATCCATATTGGCAAAACCATTCTTGTTTGAGCCTAACGATGCACAAACACGTAGAGAAATCAAGGGCGCTGTAGAAAGCTTGCTATTAGAGTTAGTAGGTCAACGTGCTCTATACGACTTCATAGTAGTATGTGACACAACAAACAATACAGCAGCTCGTATTGATCGTTCAGAATTGTATGTAGACATTGCTATTGAACCTGTTAAGGCAGTTGAGTTCATCTACATTCCATTAAGAATTAAAAATACTGGTGAAATCGCAGCTGGAAAATAATCGGTAAATAGTAAAGAACAAGGAGCATTTAAATGCCAATTTCAAGTTTAAGTAAATTTACAGTACCTTTATCAACAGACCAAAGTGCAAACACACAAGGTTTGTTGATGCCAAAACTAAAGTATCGCTTCCGTGTTACTTTAGATAATTTTGGTGTAGCAGGTACTCCTACAACAGAGCTTACTAAACAAGTAATGAACGTTACTCGTCCGGAAGTTACATTTGATGAAATCAAATTAGCCGTGTATAACAGTACAGTAAAGATAGCAGGACGCCACAGCTTTGCAGATGCCAAACTAACTCTGCGTGATGATGTAACCGGTGCTGTAACAAGAAAAGTCGGCGAACAATTACAGAAGCAATTTGACTTTTTTGAACAAAGTGCTGCTGCTAGCGGTATTGATTACAAGTTTAGAATGCGTGTTGAAATTCTAGATGGCGGTAACGGTGCATATGAGCCTACCAGCTTAGAAAGTTTTGAGTTCTTAGGTTGCTATATCAAAACAGCTACATATTCTAATACAGATTATACCAGTAATGATCCAGTAGATATTGGGTTAACAATCACTTACGATAACGCAATTCAACTAAATCGTCCAGGTGGCGAGCGTTCAGGACTAGGTGTAGATGTCGGTCGTACAATTCGTACACTAGCAATAGGTGGTTAATCTTAATTAACTACAATAAAGCCTGGCTAAAACCCAGGCTTTTTTATTTGGCTAAATATTGCTATGAGTAATGCCTTTACAAATTTTTTAGGTTCTGTAGGATCTGCTTTGCTAGGGGGAGCTAGTGGTGATCTTAAAGATTATCAGCACGCCAGCAGGTTGTATGTTGAAAACAATTATGCTCGAGCTCCAAAATTTAGCTTCTTGTATTTTATTGTATTCAAAATACATCCTACAGTGGCACAGATTATTAGTCAGACCGATCAATCGTGGGCGGAAAAACATTTAAAAGAAGTAGGACTATTGGTCAAGAGAGCAGATTTGCCGAAATTTAACGTGGCAACAGAAGCATTGAATCAATATAATAAAAAGACCCTTGTACAAACAAAAATTAGTTATGGAAATATTAGCATTGACTTTCATGACGACAACAGCGATATAAGTCACGATCTATGGAAAAATTATTTTCAATATTATTATACTGATAGCAGATATGCCAGTGCTAGTACAAATAAGCAAACTGTTGTAGAATATACAGAAAATAAATTTCAACAAGATTTTATTACACCGTACGGATTTAACCCTGCTAGTAAAGAGCCATTTTTTACTGGGATCGATATCTATTTGCTACACAAAGGCCGCGGAGATGCAGGTCGTGATTTTACTCAAATTTCTTTAATCAACCCGTTAGTAGTCGATTGGAACCATGACAGCGTGAGTCAAGATGAAGCTGCCAAACCAATGACTAATCGTATGACCTTAGCATTTGAAACTGTCGGATATAAAACTGGCAGAATTATAAAAGGTCAAAGCCCTGAAGGGTTTGTGCCAGTTTATTATGATACTTCTCCTAGTCCATTAAGTGTTGCAGGAGGTATACCCGGAACATTGTTTGGAGACAACGGCATTATTGCCGGAGCCGGAGATGTATTTGGAACATTATCGAACCCCAATGCCAGTCCTTTAGACTACCTTGCGGCAGGCTTAAAAACAGCTAATATTGCTAAGGGTATCGGCCAATTAAGCAAGGCAGGATTGGTTCAGGAAGGTTACAGTATATTAAGCGGTACCTTAAGAAATATTGCTACAACTGGAAATCAACCAGGATCTATTGGCAGCGATGTAAAAGGGATCATTAACAACGGAGTGAATGTAGGAGTTAAATTGTTTACAAACGCAAGCACTAGTGGGCAAACTGAAGCATCTCCGGCAAAGACAAGGTAACAAATGTCGACTACTTATAACAATCTTCCACCAAAAAAATCTTCAAATAGCGATGCTGCTACTTTGAAAGCCTTTGACACTTTTTATACTAAACCGTTAGAGTTAAATGTTAGTGAATACGATGCCACAGTAGCATTTTTCACCGGAAAAGGTTTTGATCAAGTATCGGCAGAATCTGTTGCTGTAATAATAATGAAGCAGGCCAAATATGACGGCTACAATCCTATGCAAATTTTAGATACACTAAAAGGATTAAGCAGTGTCGAGATAAGTGCGTTAGTTGCTGAAATTATTAATTACAATAGATTTAAAACTAGTTTCTTAGGATATGCTCTAGATAATAATCCTAATGAACAAGTAATTCGTAATATTATTCCATGAGCTTGAGATTTAGTCAAGGTGTTTATAAGTTAAATCATCCCGAAAAGTATAAAGGTTCAAAAAACCCTATATACCGTAGCAGTTGGGAATATACCTTTATGGCTTTTTGCGATAATAATCCTAGCATACAAGAATGGGCCAGCGAGCCAGTTAAGATTCCTTACAGAGATCCGTTGACTGGAAAAAATACTGTGTACGTGCCTGATTTTCTAATAACCTATGTTGATAAAACTCAAAAAAAACACGTTGAGCTAGTCGAGATAAAACCAGCTAATCAAATGATGCTAGAGCGTGTTGGGAAGAATCCTTATAATCAAGCACAATATGTTAAAAATATGGCAAAATGGGAAGTTGCAGGGGCGTGGTGTAGGAACCGTGGTATCAAATTCCGTGTCATAAACGAAAGTGATATTTTCCATAATCCTAAAAAAACCAATAAGTAAGAATATGACTAAGAAACTTGAAGAATTGCTGAATCTTCCTGAAACAGAAGAACCCGTTATTGAGCCAACAGCTGAGCCATTGCCTGTAATTAATCTAGAAGAAAAACTAGAAGAATTTGACAAAATTGCAGCCGCATTACCCAGAGTAAAAGGCCTAGGCGATGTAAGCGATGCAGAATTAGATGCACTAGCAGCAAAAGCAGAACAGGCCTACAATGATCTCATGGATCTAGGGATGAACGTAGAAGCTCGCTACGGTGCTCGAATGTTTGAAGTTGCAGCACAAATGATGAATGCTGCTATCCAAGCAAAAACTAACAAGATCGACAAAAAATTAAAAATGGTTGACCTACAACTTAAGAAGTTGGCCATAGATCGTAAACACGGAAATGGAGAATCTGGAACTGTAGAAGGCGAAGGATTTATAATTACAGACCGTAATAGCATACTGGAAAAACTAAAGAATTTGAATAAATAATACACTATGAAAACATTCAAAGAATATCTTTCAGAGTCTAAAAAACAATATGATTTCCGCGTGAAAATTGCGGGAGAAGTCGATGCTGACAAAGAAGCTGCACTAAAATCTTTATTAGAAAAGTATGTAGTCAGTGGATTTAAAAAAGTAGCAAAAACTCCAATTCAAGAATTGCCTTTAGACTTTCCACAAGTTCGTAACTGTGAAGTTAATATCTACGAAGTCACACTAGATTATCCAACAACACAGAATGAATTAACAGAATACCTAAGCACAGAATTAGGTGTAAGCAAACAACATTTAGCAGTTCGCCGCCCAGGAGAACCTAGCGAAGAATATCAAGAACCTGTCGAACAGCGTGAAGGTGCTTTATTGAATGATCCCGATTATAAAGAAGCCGGTGATCCACAGTTTGAAGATTATTACGGTGACAAATATAATTCAGGTTTTGTAAAAGAACTAAATGATATTTTAAAACTACAACGTAAAGCACGCGGAGAAGAAATACCTACAGAAGGTAAAGCAGAATTTAACGTTGACAGCCCAGAAAATAACAAGAGTAATTTACAAGCTGCTCCTGAAGTAAGGAAATAATTATGCAAATGATTGACGTATTAAAAAGATTAGCAGAACTAGATGCTGCTAATCCAGCAATTGACACAAGTGCTATGGTTGTAAAACCTGCACAAAACATCAGTGTTAACGAAAGCCAAGTTGAAGAATGCGGTATGATGGATATGGGTCGCCCATCAACTCCGGCTAGCATTAACATCACTGCAGGTAGCGGAGATGA